GTTAATGCCGCCTTTGCGGATTTGCATGGCGTCGGCGTAGTCAATGCCAAGGCGCTTTGCGTGGGCCTTCACACCGTGCAAAACGGTGGTATGGTCACGACCCCCCATTCTGCGCCCAGCTTCAGGGTATGAAATGTGCGGGCATTTGGTGAACACCTGATACATGGCCTCCTGACGCGGACGGACGTATTTGCGTTCCCGGCTTTGGCCGATCAGGTCTGCCACGCTGATACGGTGCTTTGCAGCCGTCTCGCGGATCACATCTGCAACGGTGATTCTCATGTGTCTCTCCCTTTGAAAGGCCGCTTGGGCCATGTGGTTTTGGTCTTCGAAAACGGGCGGGACGGTATCGAGCCGCCTTTGACTGCCCGTCTGGCCTGTTGGCCTGTCTCTCGGCCTTGGCGCTTTGCTTTGGCAATCCTTGTCACGTCACCGCCGGTTTTGTCTGTCCGGTGGCACGTTTTGTGAACCAGCCTTAAGTTTTCGTCGCTGTCGTCAAACCCTAAAGCCCACGGGATGATATGGTCTAACTCATACGCCTCATTGGCGTGAACCTTTTGCTTGCAGATGTCGCAGATGCCGTTGTCACGAGCGAACAGACGCAAACGACGGGCCTTGGACATGGACGGCCTGGGTGGGGCTGCGGTCATATCTCCACCACGCTGATCCCATGAACAGCCAGCATTAGCTTTTTCTTGAGACGATAAACCGGCGTCTTCATGCCTTTAACGTCCTCAATGACGACCAGCCCGCGAACGTGTGGCGTGTCCGTGACGTATCGAAAATCAGCCTTATAGGTGCAAATCAGGCAGTTGTTCACGACGATGCGAAACGACGGCTGGACCTCAAGCCCAATGATGCGCCCGGCCCGTTCCAGCAGCTTCAATTCGCCATAACGGCGGCTTTCCTTGATGCTGTCGAACGTGATGCCGTCAACGACGGTTTTGACATTGCGGTATTTGGGCACCTTCACCGCCGTCCCTCGACCTTAAGTTCCTCAATCGACAGGGCGCGAAGGGCTGCATAGATCGGGGCGCGGGCTTTCTTTTGCTGGACGGCCTTCCGCAGTTCGTCTTTCAGCGCGTCACGCTGGCGAGCGATTTGGGCAAGGCGTCGGGCCTTTCCGCCAGTCCCCGAATAAAACGGGTCATTGTGCCAATCGTCATGTTTTTGCGGCGTGGGCTTGCGGTGAAAACCGTAGTTTTTGAACAGACGTGTAATGGCCTCTAACATTTCACTTGCTCCGATATTGAATGACGGTGACGCGCTCGACGCCAACCATGTTGCAAAGCTGTTCTGTCGGTGCGCGGTGGCCTCGCAGAACGTCGCTAAGGACGGTTTGATTGACGCCATGTGCCTGGCACCACTCCTTACGTTTGCCGTCTCCGACAAGCCGCTTAATGGCCTTGATGACTTGTTCTTTTGTCATGTGTCCTCCTGATAGTGTCGCAACGGTAAGCGAACAAAATCGCGCTGTCGAGTGAAAAGATTGCTTGACGGTCTGCCGGGTGCCGTGTTTTATGGTGGCAACAAGGGAGAGACGTTATGCCGATTGAAGAAATGACCAACACCGACCTTTTGGCCGCACAACGCGAGTTGATGGCTAAGGCCCGTGTGGCCCGCGCCTCTGGCGATTTGGATATGACGCAGCGTTATCTGACGTTTATCCGCCCGCTCAACAACGAAATGCAGCGCCGCATGGAGGCAATGTGATGACCATTCAAACGCAACTCGACAACGCGCTGACCGAATACGCCAGCGAAAACGGTGACGGTTTTTATTGCCGCGATTGGTCCGGCGCATACGAGTATCAGGACGAAGGCTTTGCGATGGCAGAACGGGCCTTGGCCATTGCGGAGGAAGACCGTGAATGGTGGTTTGAGGAACAACGCGAGGCGTTCCCGGAATCGGCCCGCTACCTGATTGCGGTGGCCACTGACTACCGCCTTGCTGAACTGGCTGAGGAAGCCAAAGCGTCGGCTCCGACCGGCTGGCTGGCCATTGCCGCTGACATTACGGGAGCCGCGAAATGAGCGAGAAATACCCGCTGCGCTTTCCGCGCGACCACGACACCGACGCCAGTTTCTGCCCCGAATGCGGCGAGCCGGAAGCGTCCCCGTCTGTTGAGGCGTTTGAGGTTTACGGCGAGGTCATGTGCGAAGATTGCGCGGTCCAGCTTTTTGAGGACGACGGCAGGTCGCACATTCTGGAGGCGATGCAGTGACCGACATTATCGAAACCATGCGCGGCCTCCGCAATCAGACGATTACGTTTGAAGCCACAATGTCGAGCCTGACCGTAGCAATCGGCAATGTGGAGCGTTTGACCGATCTGCAACCTGACCAGTTTGAACGGCTATGGAAAGCCGTGGCCCGTCTGGGCAATGCCGTAGCGGTGAAGTCCGATGACTGACCGCCCGCTTGCCAAGTTTGAGGATGGCCGCTTGTGGCTGGACGACGGCGGCATTTACAGGCCAGCGTCAGGGTTTGCCGTTAGGATGACGGCGCGAATGTTTCAGGCCCGAACCGACCATAACGCGACGCGTTACGTCCGCGATTGTCGTAAGGCCCTGACACAATATGAACAGGCAATGGAGGAAGCCAAATGCGAAGCAGTGACACACTAACGAAAATCAGCCCCGCGCTGGTTTCCGCCGTCAACTCTATGGAGGGGGTGGCAAAAACGACCGAGAACGACGGGTTTAAGAAGAACGGTAAGGCGTCCAAATACGCCACGCTTGCCGACTGCATCGAGGCCAGCCGCACGGCGCTTTCGGCTAATGGCCTTTGCGTCATTCAGGGGCCTGGTGCGACGAACACGGAAGCCAAGACGCTGTGCATCACGACCCGCATTATTCACGACAGCGGCGAATGGATCGAGACGGACTTCGATATGCCGCTGACCAAATGGTCACCGCATGAAGCTGGGTCGGCCACAACATACGGAAGGCGCTTCGCCCTCATGGCAATGCTTGGCCTTGCGCCGGTTGAGGATGACGACGGCAACGCAGCGTCTGGCCTCAAGGTCGAGAAAAACCCGTCAATCAGTGTCCACCCTGAAGGCCCTGACTTTTGGGGTGCTGAAGGCCCCGGAATGTCGGCGGCTCAAGCCAAGAAGGAGGGTTGGGGCGAAACGCTGGACGGGTGGCTTGGCCAGATTGCCGTGCTGCCAACCACGCAAGCGTGGCAGGATTGGTGCCGTGAGAACGCGGCTGACGTTAAGCGGCTGCCGAAGGGCTGGCGTATCCAGCTTCGTGACGAACTCGAAAACAGAAAGAAGGAACTGTGATGACGGACGTAATCAATACGGGACGGCTGCAATCGTTTATGGAACGCCTTGAGCGGCTGGATGACGACAAATCTGCCGTGTCGGCTGATATGAAGGAGGTTTTTGCGGAAGCCAAAGGCGAAGGCTACGATGCAAAAATTATGCGGAAAGTCCTGCGGCTTATCAAGCAAGACAAGGCCAAGCGCCAAGAGGAACAGACGCTCGTGGAACTGTATCTGCACAGCGTGGAGGGTTAAGAAATGGCTGGATATGAAGCCCGACCGGGCGACCTGACGATCTACAAAGAGCGCGAGAAGAAAAACGATAAGGCCCCGGATTGGAAAGGGTCGGCCCTAGTGGTCATCCCTGACGGTGCGAAGCCTGGTGATGTCGTGAAGATGGAAGTGGCCGTCTGGGCTAAGGGCCAATACGGCACGATGCTTGGCGGTCAAATCAAGCCCGCTCGCCAGATTGACGCTCCGATTAATAACCGGGAGTTCAGCGGCCCGGCTGGTCGCGTTGACCCGTTTGACGACAGCACGCCGTGGTAGGCTGTGTCTGATCCTATGACGGAAATCTGGAAAATTGTGCCGTCGTTTCCGCTTTACGAGGCGTCAAGCCTTGGACGGATTCGGCGGCTTCCAGGTGCTCGCTTGCTTAAAGCCGCAACAATACGTTTCGGTGGTGTCCCGTTAAATGGCGGGCGCGATAAGGATGGGCGCCGCAAAGTCAGCGTTATGGGGCGGACGCTTAAAGTGTCGCCGCTAGTATGCGAAGCATTTAACGGCCCTCGTCCTGCGGCAAACATGATTTGTATGCATCTTGACGAAGATTGCAGAAACGACATTCCGACCAATCTGGCGTGGGGGACGCATCATGAAAACGCTAACACGCCAAAACTAAAAGCATATCAAAAAGCCGCTCGCGCCGGAGAAAAACATCCGAACGCTAAACTTTCTAACGAAGACGTAAGGCACATTCGCGCATCGAAAGAACGGGCGACCATTCTGGCCGCTCGGTATGGTGTTGCCGCAGCCTACGTTCGCCAGATTAAGGCATCAACGGCACGATGAGCGACCGTGCAATTATCACCCTGCGTTCACAAGCTGACCGAGACAAGGCCAGCAAGTGGGCGCAGGGCGTCACCATAGGCTCAAAGGTGGTGTTTCATGGACCAGGACGAACGATCCCGCAAAACGACGCCTTACACGCTGCCATTCGCGACATTGCCCGACAGAGGGATTATCATGGCCTCAAGTTACAGGACTGGGAATGGAAACTGCTATTTCTGGACGCCTTGGACAGTCATGTCAGGATGCTCCCTAACCTCGACGGCACGGGGTTCGTCAGTGTCGGCAAATCCACATCGGCACTAAGCAAAGAAGAATTTACCGGCCTGCTGTCCGTCGTTTACGAATGGGGCAACCGCAATGGTATCGTTTGGAGCGACCAGCCTAATGAATGACCCGATTACCGCAGTCAGAACCTACGCCTGCGAGAAAAGCCAAAAGGCCCGCGATAAATGGCTTGCCTATCGAGCGGAGGCCGGAATGCCCGTCTATCGCATCACTGGTAAGCATGACGACACGCCGGGCGCGTTCATGCGACAGTTTCAACGCGCCAAGGAGCGGCGCTAACCCCATTGAGCAGCCAGTAGTTAGAGGGACTGGTGGGCGCGGGTTACGGGTTTCACCGGCCCGCCGCGCCCCGCTCAACCCCGCACCTTGACCCGCCAAGCCCTCTAAGGCATTATCCATCCCGCTCTATGTCGGCTGCTGCGGCGATGGCTAGACGCACAGAACTAAACTAGATGGTGAAATGTTGTGTCTGGCTTTAGACCGTCATTGCCTGGTGAACGTCGAGGCGGTCGCCAGAAGGGGACGCCTAACAAAAGCACAGCGCTGCTTAAGGACGCTATCCTGCTTGCCGCTCAAAAGGCAGGCGGTGATACGGATACAGGCTTGGTGGATTACCTGACCGTACAGGCCAGCGAGAACCCCGGCCCGTTTATGTCGCTGCTTGGCAAAGTGTTGCCGATGCAGCTTGCCGGTGATCCAGACGCGCCAATCTCAATCAGTGTCTCTTGGCTGAAACCAGAGTAATCCCCTACGCTCCTCGCCGGGTGTTCCTGCCGTTCCATAACCGGACGCAACGCTTTGCAATCGGGGTGGCGCACCGCCGCTGCGGTAAGACGGTGGCTTGCATCAATGACATGATCCGCAATGCGGTGGTGTCCGATAAGCCCCACTATCGAGCGGCCTATCTCGCGCCCTACCTCAAGCAGGCCAAGGACGTGGCATGGGAGTATCTGAAACGATACAGCCAGCCGATCTGGGCCAAGCCGCCAAACGAGAGCGAACTGTATGTCGAGTTAATCGGCGGCAAGCGCATCAAGATTTACGGCGCTGACAACCCGGATGCCCTGCGCGGTGGATACCTGGATGACGCTACGCTTGATGAATACGCCGATATGTATCCCGGCATCTTTGGTTCCATCATCCGCCCGATGCTGGCCGACCGCCAAGGCACAGCTACGTTCATTGGGACGCCAAAGGGACGCAATGCGTTCTTTGACCTGTTTGAGCGGGCCAAGACGGACCCGGATTGGTTCCCGTTCTTCCTGCCAGCCTCGGAAACGCTGATCCTGCCGCAAAGCGAGTTGGCCGCTGCTGCTAGGGAGATGACGCCTGAGCAATACGAGCAAGAGTTCGAATGCTCGTTTGAGGCGGCAATCATCGGCGCTTACTACGGCAAGGACATGGCTGAGAGCGAGCGGGCTGGACGGATCACAGACGTTCCGCATGACCCTGCGCTGCCGGTCTATACAACGTGGGACTTGGGCATAGGCGACAGCACGGCCATCTGGTTCTGGCAGGCCCACGGCGCTGAGATACGGGTGATCGACTTCTATGAGGCCAACAACGAAGGCATTGAGCATTACGCCAAGGTGTTGCAGGCCAAGCCCTACAAATACGAAACGGACTGGGTGCCGCATGACGCGAGGGTCAGGGAACTAGGCACGGGGCGCACCAGGATCGAGACAATGATCGGCCTCAAACTCAAGCCTAAGCTGGTGCCCAATCACAAGGTCATGGACGGTATCAACGCTGGCCGTGTCCTGTTCCCGCGCATCTGGTTTGACCGTGAGAAATGCAAGGCTGGGCTTGAGTGCTTGCGCCAGTATCGAGCCGACTACGACGACAAGGCCCGTGTGTTTCGTGATGGGCCTAAACACGACTGGACTAGCCATTGCGTAACGGGTGACACAGAGGTATTGACGCGTTCCGGTGTGTGCCGCATAGATGCGGTGCCAGAAACCGGAGAAGTGCTAACGCCATGTGGTTGGAAGCCGTATCGCAGCCCGCGCATAACGCGGAAAAATGCCCCACTTGTGCAGGTCACGTTCAGCGACGGGCTTACGGTGAGATGCACGCCGGATCATATGTTCATGACGGCGAAAGGGTGGAGATTTGCAAAAGACCTGACGCGACGTTCGTTGGTCCTGTCGTGCTTGACGCAATCACGCAGTATTTCGGCGGTGGCCTCTATCGCAAATGGCCAAGCGATAGGTATTTCTCTCGCGGCGGCAAGAAACTTCATCGCGACGTTTGGATGGGCGCTTTCGGCGCAATACCGACCGGCTGCCACATCCACCACCGCGACGGAAACCCTGAAAACAATCGCCTTGAAAACCTGGAGTGCCTCGACGCCAAGGAACATCTGTCCCTCACATGGCGCGAGGGTCGCGGACGTAATGGCGGCGCGGACCTTATTTCTGACGCGGCCCGCGCTGGCGCTGCCGACTGGCATAGGTCAGAAGCTGGACGTTTGTGGCATAGCCGCCAAGCCAAGGCGTCCAAGGGGTGGCTCAAGTGGAAACGTGAGCCTAAGCCGTGCGATCAGTGTGGCGTGGAGTTTAGCGCGCTCGTCCGCAAGAGCGGTTGCAGCCAGCGTTTCTGTAGCGAGCGATGCAAAATGGCTCACTATCGAGAACGCAAAACCGCTTCCAGACCGTGAGGACGTGTGGTGCCTGACCGTCCCGGACGGCGAGTGGTTCGCACTTTCGAACGGGGCTGTCACTCACAACTCTGCTGACGCGTTCCGGTATCTGGCAATGGCTTATCGTGAGATTAAGCCGGAAGCCAAAGCGGTTGCCGCGCCGATCAAGGGCATCCGTGATATGACGTGGGATGACTTGTTGGCTAACCAGCCGGTGCATACGGGTTATGAACGCGCATGATCGTTCTATCGACAAGCGGACCCGCGCACGATATGTTCCCCTGAACGCTTGCGAGGGGCTATGCTTCCCGACGAACCTGAAAATCAAG